ATAAAATTATAAAAAATAAATCTTTGAATATTTTAATAAAAGATTTTTTAAATTGTGATTTATTTTCTAAAAGAAATTTAATCATTTTATTATTATACACAGTTGAAGATATAGATAATATTTATTTATGTAATGTATTATTTGATCTACTAAGTAATGAAAATAGTTTAGTTGATGATCAAAATATTTTATATGAAAGCTTACCAATTTCTATTAAAAGTCATTTGAATAATAATCTTAAAAAAATTTTACAAGAAACAACTAATAATAAAGATATAAATTGTGTTTCATTTGAAAATAAAATTAATTTATTAAAAACAAATTCTTCCGTAAAAGATAAAGCTTTTTCAAAATTAAAAGAAATTAAATTAAAATCAGATGATACATGTCATAAAGCTCGTAATTATTTAGAAGGATTATTGAAAATACCTTTTGGTAATTATAAAAAGGAACATATTTTAGAAATTATGAATAAAATAAAAATAAATTTTCATAAATTAACTGAAAATAATATTTTAGATTATAAGATACCTCTTCAAGAAAATTATACCAGTTTAGAAATTTTGTATCATTTAAATAAAATAAATAATTGCATTCTACATAATTATAATTTGACAGAACAAGAAATTAAAAATGTGAAAAAGTATTATACTCAAGGAGATAAAAATTTATTATTGGAAAATATAATTAAAATAAATAGTCTGGATACAAAAAATAAAATTATTTTTAATAAAAAACATACAAAACAAGAATTAAAAAAAAATATATTAGACTTTATTGATGAAAATATACATAATATTTCATTTATAAATCAACTATATGTATTAATTATACATAAAACTAATCTTATTACAACCAACTATGATACTATTATTTGTAATACTAATAAAATAAATAATGATTTTGATTACATTAAAATATATATATCAAATATAAGAGGTTATCTAGATAAGTCTGTATATGGTCATGATAATGCAAAAAAACAAATAGAAAAAATTATTTGTCAATGGTTGAATGGTGAACATAAAGGATATTGTTTTGGATTTGAAGGTTCTCCTGGGGTAGGTAAAACTTCTTTAGCTAAAAAAGGAATTGCTGATTGTTTAAAAGATGAAAATGGTGTTAGTAGACCATTTTCATTTATTAAAATGGGAGGAGATACAAATGGTAGTACATTACATGGTCATAATTATACTTATGTTGGATCTACTTGGGGATCAATTGTTCAAATCTTAATAGATACTCAAGTTATGAACCCTATTATATTTATTGATGAAGTAGATAAGATTAGTAAAACGGAACATGGGAGAGAAATTATTGGAATTTTAACGCATTTATTAGATTTTACACAAAATGATTGTTTTCAAGATAAATATTTTAATGGTATTGATTTCGATTTATCAAAAGCTTTATTTATTCTCTCTAATAATGATCCTTCTTGTATTGATAGAGTTTTATTGGATAGAATTCATCGAATTAAATTTAATCATTTATCGTTAAATGATAAAATTGTTATTACTAACAAATATTTATTACCTGAAATATTAAATAATATGGGATTAACATCTATGATTGAAATTGATAATGATACAATTATTTATTTGATTGAAAACTATACATCTGAGTCGGGAGTAAGAAAATTAAAAGAATTATTATTTGAAATAGTTGGAGAGATTAATATTAATATTTTTAAAGAAAATATAATTACGGAATATCCTATTCATTTAACTATTTCTGATATTAAAAAATATTTAAAAGACAAAAGTGAAATAACTCCTCCAATTATATTTAAAGAAAATAAAGTTGGGGTTGTGAATGGAATGTGGGCAAATTCTTTAGGGCAGGGTGGGATATTACAATTATTCTCTCAATTTTTTCCTGGTCAGTTCTTTATGGATTTAAAATTAACTGGATCTTTAGAAAAAATAATGTCGGAAAGTGTTCATGTTGCTCAAACATTATCTTGGAAATTAACATCAAATGAGAGAAAAGAATGGATTAATAATAATTATAAAACATTAGGATTACATATTCATGCAGCAGATGGATCTATTACAAAGGATGGACCAAGTGGTGGTGTTGCTTTAACTATTTTAATTTATAGTTTATTGAATGATTTGAAAATTAGACAAAATGTTGGAATAACAGGAGAGATAGATTTAGATGGAAATGTATGTGAAATTGGAGGTCTTGATTTGAAAATATTAGGTTCTCTCAAATCTGGGATTGATCATTTTATATTTCCTAAGAAAAATAATAAAGATTATATAAACCTTATTGAAAAATATAAAGATAATAATAAATTTGAAAATGTTAAATTTTCGTGTGTAGAGAGAATAGAAGAAGTATTTGAAATAATCTTTGATAAATAAATATATACATACATTATAATATTATGTCAACAGTTCCAGTTGTGATAAATGTAAAAGAAAATATTCAAAATGCTATAAATATTCATTCCGTATTGGTAACTTATTCACCAGTTGTAATTACTATGTGTATTATTCTTTTGAGTGTTTTCTCTCAAAGACTTCAAGGAATAACTTTTTTTGTTTTTTTATTTGTATTTAGTTTTATTCGAAATGGAATAATTACATTATTACCTTCTTTGCCTCCATCTAATAATGATGAATGTGTTAAATTTCCAGTTTTAAATGTTCATGCTAATGATGGATTTAATATTTTTTACATTACATTTTTATTTGTGTATTTAATTGTACCCATGTTTATGTTGGTTCCATTAAATTACGCATTATTGATAATATTATTTTTGTATTTATTCTATATATATATACAAGCAGGTAGATCTGGATGTGTAAGTCCTCCTTATATTTTTGGAAATTTTTGTTATGGTATATTAAGTTCTTTATTATCATTATTTATTATTATGTCATGTAATTTAACACAACAATTATTTTTATACGATAGTGTTTCAGATGCAGTTAAATGTTCTAAGCCTTCTGAGCAAACTTTTAAATGTAGTGTATATCAAAATGGACAATTAGTAAGTAGCAATACATCAACTAGTACTACAACAGCAACTTAATTATTCTGGATAATTATGAAAATTATTTATATTATACATTAAATAATTTTTAACAACTTTTATAGTATTGCTTCTTGCAAAACTATCCGCTAATAATTTCATATTTCCTTTTGTTTGATATACTTTAATAAATTCATTATAAGATTTTATTAAATTTTTATTTTTATATTTATGTAATTCTAATACGTTGAATAACTGTTTTTGTTTTTTTTTATTTACCATATTATGAAAGATGTAAATTAAATTTATAAAATTTTGTTTATTTTTTATATGTTGAAATTTAATTGTAGATAAAATTTGTGTAGCATGATTAGAACATTCTGGACAAGGTAAATTTTTACAAATCATTTTTATAATATTAAAACATGATAATCCAATATGTGGAAATCTGTCTTCTTTTATATTTTCAGCTAAACAATGAAAAAATTTCCAAATTGGGGGACCCCATTCTTTTGGTGACATATATAATAAATAATAATATAAATAAATCAATAATAATTTATTATGTTCGTGATTGAAGATAATATTGATTTTTATTCCGAAATTAATAATGAAGAAGAAATAAATCAAGATAATATTTGTTTAATTACTCAAAACGTATTAGATAAAGATCACATTTCTTTAGAGTGTGGTCACAAATTTAATTATGAAGCAATTTTTAATGATATTATAAATCATAAAACAATATTCAATAAATTAGAAAAAACTTTTTTAACTACAAATGAAATTAGATGTCCCTATTGTAGAAATATACAAGATAAATTATTACCCCAAAATGATTTATTTCCAAAAATACATGGAGTAAATTATTTTGATGATTACCTTTATTTATCAAATATTTTTAAAAATTATAATGATAAATGGATTAAAGGAAAATGTATGCATTTGAATGAAATGAATTGTTCAGAAAACCCTAACAGTTGTATGAATACGAATGTAACTTATATAAAAACATTTAATCTATTTCTTTGCAATCAACATAAAAATATTTATATTAAAAATTATTTATTGGTTTATGAAAAAGAAAAGAAAGAAAAAGAAAAGAAAGAAAAATTATTATCAAAAGAACAAAAAATAAAAGAGTTAAAAAATGCTATACCTATATGTTCTACTATTACTAAATCAGGTAAAAATTGCTCTTTCAAATCTGTTAAAGAAGGATTATGTACTCGTCATTATAAATTATTAAACAAGACAAGTATTTAAAAATTTAATATAAATAAATTTATGAATGAAGTAAAACTTGAAACAAAAGAAGAATTAATAACTAGTATTAAAGAATGGATTAAAATAGATAATGACATTTTAAAACATACCAAAGAAATTAAAGATATGAAGAAAAAACAAAAATTATTAACAAACTCTCTCGTAAATGTCATGAAAAATAATCAGCTTGAATGTTTTGATATTAATGGAGGTAAAATATTATATAAAAAAAGTAAATGTAAAAAACCAATTAATACAAAAACACTTTTAAATACATTAAAAACATATTATAATGAAACACCTAATAAGGCAGAAGAAATAACAGAATATATTTTAAAAAATAGAGAAGAAGTTATAAAAGAAACTATACGACGCAAATTAGATAAAAAGAATTAATATTTAAATAAATTATTTTTATTTAAATATGGAATATTGTTCTGAGGAAGAAGAAAATGTTGATTATTTTGATGAAGTTAATAATTTATGTAATAATTTACAAATAACAAATAATAATTATTGTTATCCTGGTTTAAATTATT